CGCTGTAGGAGCAATCGCTAAAATCATGGCTACAACCAACATGGACTTGATCATGTAAATTCTCCTTTCAAGACCATCCCATCCTATCCGCACTGTGTGACATTTTTGTCTCATGACTCTAAGTTAAATTTTTTTCAAAAAACGTTTTTTAAGTTGACAACGGCGCTAGGGGGTTTATTGTCTAAATGTAGCTTGGAAATGGGAGATGGGAAGAACGGGCCAGATGGCCCCACGGGAACCGGCTGGACTTGAGAGGCCCCAACGTTCGAACGGGAAAGCTTCCAAGCGTCTCAAGAGAAAAGACCCTCTTGGATTACCGCACAGATGCGATCAGCTTGTCCCGTAGCGTCCACACCTACGGTAAGCGCTTGCTGGTTGCGTTTCGGTATCGCCGCAATGGCGCCGATGGGATCTGAAAAAGAAAACGATACAGCTATTGCCGTCGTACGGTTTCATCGGCGGCAATGTCGGTAACGTTCGAAAAGGAGATGTGCCATGAAATCCGAGAAGGACATCTATAAATTCTTGTGTTTCGTCATAACACACTTCGGGGCTGGAGGTCATCCAGAACCTACCGTCGCGACGTTGCATTTGTTCGGGGAAAAATACGTCGGAGAATGCATCAAGAAAGCCATCGCCAGCGGAAAAATTTCTTCTGCCGCCGCCAAGATGGGAACCGAATATCTAAAATTGACCGGAGCATGACGTTCCAGCAATTGCCGTTCTTTATGGGACGGCAATTTCGGCAACGTTCTCAGGAGGCAATCATGAAACTTTCAAAACGGGCTGAGGCTTGCGTCGCCCTCATGAAAGAGGGCGCCTATTGGCGGCATGCTTTGGAATCCAGTTATATGGGTGGCGAAAAGTTCCATCATCGACTGAAGATGAAAAGCTTCGTCGTCTCCGGATATGGTTCGAAGACTTTTTTCGAACTGGAAAAGGCAGGGCTTCTAAAATGGATGGAATGCCCAAAGTCGTCCACATGGCCGACCGAATACATCTTGGTTAAGGAGGCTTGAATGGCCCTTTCGAAATTCGACAAAATCATCCACACCAACTGGGGTTATTGGGACGGCGTTGCCGCTTCCAAAATCGGCCGCTATCCGGTGTGGGCCAAAAGCTGGCACATGCGGCAGAAACATCCATTCGACAAATGCTACGGCGAAGGGTTCTGGATTGGGTACTACAATGAGCCCGCCCCGCCCTATGCCTTGACCGGCAAAAAGTGACGTTCCAGCCGATGTTGGATGATGCACGACGGGCGGTGCGGTGGGGAGTCAAGGGATGGGTGGCCGGCAGAAATGTGGCGGGCGCCATCGTCGCTGAAATACCCACTTTGAGCACCGCCTATCGGGCTTCATTGGAGGGGGTCATGTCAGTTTATCTCGCAGTCGTCGGAATCGTCTGGATCAGCCTCGTCGGCTGGTCCGCTTGTCACATCTGAAGGAGGAAATCATGGACTATGGAACATTCGATAAGCTGTTTCCTAAAAAGGGAATCAATGACAGCAAATTCAAAGCGTGGATGGCAAAAGTTGACGCCATCGTGTTTAGAAAGGCTGGCGTCGGTTGCGACGATCTCCCCGACTATTGCTATCTTGATGCTTTCGAAGATGGATCGTCGCCTAACCAAACGGCTTGTGCTGTCATCCGGGCTGCGAAAGAGGATTTCTGATTGGTCTAGTTCCGGGCGCCGTTTCGACGACGCCCCAAAGTGGACGATCTGAAAATCGAAGCAAGCGCAAGAGTCCCCAAAAGAGGGCCGTGAAAGCGAATAGGGTGCCGGTAAGACCACCTATCTGGTGGCGCGACATCCCGGCGGGAATAATGGGGAGCGTAGGGCGGCAGACCTGTTCGCGGGCCGAACGACCGCTGTTGTTGCTTCGACGCGGACACCAAACAAAGGAGGGGAACATGCTGGATTTCATGCCTGGAAAAATCAGCTTCAAGACACACTGGTTCGTGGTGGACTACAGCGACATGACCATGTGGGTTCATGATGCCGCCAGCGGCGGCTTGTGGTTCGTCGGGTTCTTCGATCACGCGTGAAGGAGGAGGGGTTACAAATGAAACTGTTGCCAAATAATCACGTTTCTCCGGAGACGGCTTATGTCGTCTCTGACTACCCTTATGGCTATACTTTGCGGTGCAAGATCCGCTATTGGCTGGAGTACAAGCCGAAGATGGGTTTTCGGCTGGTTTCGCAAACGACTAACCCGAAGAAGGCCGGCGAGGTCTGGAACAAGCCGAAGGCGTCGACCTACGTTAAGTGGGGCGCTGCCATGTTTCTGGACGGCAACGATCACGTTCATTGGTCCGGATTGACCGAGTACAGCAACGGCGCCGAGGCCGCTGCTTGGCGTGACAAGTATGGCTCCGCGGTTCCTGAGGCGGGCCGGAAGATGCTCGACAAGTGGGTTTCCGTTAAGTTGGCCTATGACGGCGCCCGCAAGAAAGACGATCCATTGGATGTCGGAGTGATGGAGGCAGCCAAGGCTTTCGTCGAAGCATGAAGCTTTTTGCATTGCCACGTCTTCGGGCGTGGCTTTGCAAAGCGCTTTTCACAAAAGATGAAGGGAAACAAAATGACCAACGTTCTCGCAACCAAAGCGGTCCTGGCGAATCTCAATATTTCGCTCTGGGCTGCGCGAAAATTCGACAAGAAAGTGACAGACAAGACGCACGAAGCTTTCAACGCGTCTGCCGATGCCGGCCGCTACAACAAGATGTTGATCGCAAAGGAAGCGCTGGCGGAACTCAACAAGGTTGCCAGTTCGGCGCGGCGTCATCACTACGCATTGACATTGCCGTGGATCACTAACGGACCGTGTTTGCTGCCGACCGAGCATTTCGACAAGCACACCAAGCTTCGCGAGGACATGAAGCTCTTCCATGAGCTCGCGGATAAGTTCGCGCAAGCATATCCGAGCATGATCCAAGAGGCCAAAAAACGTCTCAATGGCATGTTTTGCGAAGCGGATTATCCGTCGCCTGACAAAATCCGTTCCAAGTTCGAATTCGACATCAAATATTTTCCATGCCCCGATTCCGGTGACTTCCGCGTCACCTTGTCGGATGAGGTCATGGAAACCATGAAGTCGGACCTGGAAATGCGGATGAATGGCGCGGTTGACAATGCAATGCAGAGCACGCGTGATCGTATTGTCGATGTCGTCAGCCACATGGCCGAAAAGCTGAGAGGCTACAAGCCTCCGACTGAGGCGGATCGTGCTTCCAATACGTTTCATGATTCGTTGGTCGACAACGTTCGCGATCTCGCGGAAATGCTGCCGGCGTTCAATCTGACTGACGATCCGAAGCTGGCAAAGATCATCGATCGAATTCGCTCTCAGTTGTGCGCGGTCGATGCCGGCGAGCTTCGCGACAACGAGCATGAACGGCAATATGTCGCCAAGGCGGCGGCTTCAATCCTGAAAGATGTTTCCAACTTCATGGCCTAAAAGGAGGGGTGAATGAGTAATTTTAGCTACAAGGCAAAAAACCTGTCGGACATCGCCAATATGTTCAATCAGTTTGCCGTCGAGGCACATGCCTGGGCGGAAGCAGCGCGCATTTTGCGCCAGACAACTTTGGAGGATGGTGGGGAATGCTTTCCGGACCGGCCTGATAATGTAAAGGTCAAGGAATATAAAGAACACCGCTAATTGAAATGAAGCTTTTTGCACTGCCGCTTTCAAGCGGCTTTGCAAAGTGCTTTTACCAAAGGAGGGGATAATGGATCAAGTCATGTCAATGTCAAAGGCCATTCCGGTCATTGAAGCCCTTTTGAATGAAAGAATCCCCGTTATGGCTTGGGGGCCTCCCGGCTGCGGCAAAACCCAAGTCGTCCATCAACTAGCCAAGAAAAAGGGAATCGGCCTGATCGATTGGCGAACCAACTTGCGTGATCCGGTGGATGCGCGCGGCCTTCCGGTTCCCGACTTGAAAAATCGGACCACCGAATGGTTGCGGCCTTCGGAGTTGCCGATCATTGGTTCCGACTGTCCGGACCGTGGCTACTTTCTCATGGACGAAATCAACACGGGTTCCCCAGCGATGCTGAACGTCTGCTTGCAGATCGCTTTGGAACACCGCGTCGGCGAGCATGAGTTCAAGCCTGGATGGACCTGCGTAGCGACTGGCAATCGCGCCAAGGACAAAGCCGTCGTCGGCCGCATGTCTTCGGCACTGAAGAACCGCTTCGCGCATGTCACCATCGAGCCGGATATCAAGGCTTGGTCCGAATATGCCTTGACGTGCCCAGAGGTGCTTGCCAATCCGACTGCGGCCTATCTGGTTGCATTCCTTCGGTTCCGGCCGCAGTTCCTGCATCGAATGCCGGTGGACGACTCGGTGAATGCTTATCCGACTCCTCGACAATGGTTTCAGGTCATGAAGTTCCTGGATCATCCGAAGTCGGTTCGGCCGCACATCATCGGGACGCTGGTTGGTGAAGACATCGCAGCCGAGTTGGAAGGCTTCTTGCGCGTTGCGTCCGAGCTTCCGACTTTGGATGAGGTCGTGGCCAATCCGGCAAAGGCCAAGGTGCCGATGGAACCGGCTGCGCAGTATGCCGTCGTCGGCATGTTGTCCCGTGGCGCTGAACTAAAGACGTTTGGCAAGATCATGGAATACGGCAAGCGTCTCGGGCGTGAATTCGAGATGCTTCTCGGCAAGGACGCTGCCCACATGAATCCGAAGCTGGTTAATACCATCGCTTACTCTGGATGGGCGGTGGAGAATCAATCAGTTCTCGTCTGAGTGCATAAAGGGCGGTTCTTCGGGACCGCCTCGTTATGGACTTAAATAGGAGGGAACAAAAATGAACATGAACGTCACTACGCCAATCGATCCGCGCATGTCGCGTGCGCGTATGCATGTCGTCTTCAATCATCCATTCTTCGGATCGTTGCTGATGCATCTGAAAATCGTCGAAGCCAAAATTCCGACTATGGACGTAGACGGCAAGACGCTGCGTTACGGAAAGGCATTTCTAGATAAGCTGACTCAACGGCAGATCGAGGGCGTGCTAATCCATGAAGTGATGCACCTAGCGCTTAAGCACCACTTGCGCCGTGGCGGACGCGATATCGAAATATGGAATGTGGCCGGAGATCACGTCATCAACCTGAAACTAATCAAAAGCACGCCTCCGATCGAACTCCCGGAAGACAAGTTTTGTGATGAACAATTCTCCGGACTTAGCACCGAGGAGGTCTACAATCTGCTGGAACGGCAGAAGCAAAAGCAGAAAGAGGAGGGCAAAAACAAAGATGGCGAGAAGCAGAAAGGCGACGAAGGCGCGGGTGGTTCCGGCGAAGACGAAAAGAGCGAAGACAAATCGGACAAGCCAAATGGTGATTCAAGTTCGGATCAAGACGAATCATCGGATTCCGATGTGGACAATTCGGAGGGCGATTCGCCGGATGATGGCAACAATGAGGACTTAGACAATGAAGCATCTTCTGGCGCTGGTGCTGATCCTGATTGCAGTCCTGATCCCGGACACTGCGGAGGAGTGAGAGACGCCGCTGTGACGGAGGCGGAAATAGCCGATCTGGAAACCGATTGGGACATCGCCGTGTCCCAGGCGATAGGCGTCGCCAAACGTGCCGGAAATCTTCCCGGAGTTGGCCAGGAAATCATCGACAGCATCAACAACCCCAAGCAAGACTGGCGCGCAGTTCTGCGCCGGTTCACCGATCCGTCTTCGCGTAAGGACTATTCGTGGTCAAAGCCGAATCGCCGGTTCTCGACTTCGCCTTACGTGCTGCCGGGAACCGTTACTGATGGGGTCAATCATGTTGGCATTGTCATCGACGATTCGTCGTCGATCAGCATTCCAGTGCTGAAAAAATTCCTGTCGGAACTCCAAGGCGCTTTGGACGAAGGCGGGGTTGACCAGTTCACGGTGATTTACTGTGATACGGCCGTTCACAACGATCGGCAATATGTCACTGGAGATCAGATCGAGTTGTTGCCGGTCCATCGTGGTGGCACGTTGTTCCAGCCTGCATTCAAGTGGCTGGAGGACAATGCTTCTGGGCTTTCCGGCATAGTATTTTTCACCGATCTAATGGCTGGTGACTGGCAAAAGTTGAAAGACGACCCGCCGTCCGTTCCAGTTCTGTGGGCCGTCTTCGGAGATCCGCGCTACACGCGGATGTGCACGTTGGACGCTTCCGCGTTCGGCGAATGCATCGAATTAGACTAAAAACAGGAGGATAAAATGAAAACAAACAGACTATTATCCACTCTTATAGAAATCCGCTTGGCGCTTGGAGGCAACGGAGACCCTGCGTCTTTAACTGCGATCAAAGACCTGGACTGCCTTATAGAAGACCTTAACGCAGAACGCTCCAAGCAAGCCCAACGGCTTGCGGTAAACGCTAAGAAAGCGCGGGAAGCTGATCAAGGAGTTTTTAAGTAAAGACTAACGGCCCATGGCGCTAGATTTTTCCGGCGCCATGATCAGTCAGTTTTTCACAAGGAGGAAACTAAAAGTAATGGCAAAGCGAGAACGCATAATTCCCGATCCGCGTAATCCGAAACGCGTCTATGACGTGGGTGCGCCGAACATCCATGGCACAGTAATCAGCAACGGCGACATTTCGTGTGAGACTGCCGAAGTGCTTTGGGACCGTCCAGAACCATGGGGGCCACGTGGATTCCACATCAAGCGCTATCTGCGCGTCGTCGGAGATCCGGCAATCAGCACCAACGAAAAAGTGATATTCTTGAACGCGGAATATTTTGCGATCATGGACATGTCTCGCCGCATCGACAAGGTGAAATCATTCGATCGCGCCAAAAGCATCGTCCGAGACAGCAAGCGAACTTTGTCGATCTATGCCGTCACCAAGGCCGGCGCCATGACGTTGATCATGCGCTCGTTGTGGAATGACTATGATAAACTCAGGGAGGACATAAAATGCTAAAGTACGATTACCATGGACGGCTGATGGATTACGTCAATGCGATTTACTTCGCCGTCGTGGCGCTGGAAGGTTTCCACGATCGGAACGAACGCCGAATCAAGATGTTTTCGGATTTCGGGACGGCTGAGGGGTTCGCTAAGAAATACGTCCGCAAGCCGTCTGAACGCATCGTCATCGCGGCCGTGAAAGATGACGGCAGCTATCACTATATCGAGATGCAGGATTGGCATTCATTTCGGCTTCTATGTGCATCTATAATGCCGCCGAAATGGTTTGAACAAATAAAGTAAAGGGGGACCATCATGTGGCTTTTTAGTGAAAAAGGCTTCGTTTCAATCGTTCAGACTACCAATACGGGTTTTCTGACCGTTCGGGCGCGTGTCAAAGGAGACATCGAAAAAATGTTTCCAGGAGTGAAAGTCATCGTGACACCTTCGGCGGATTATCGTTTTCGTGCTGAAGTTAGTCGTGGAACAGTCGCCGCAGTTCTCGAAAACCTCGCGTTGAAAATCGACTACGACAACTTCAAGAACCGCGTTGCAAAGCATGATCCGAACCGCGCCCACACCGCGTATATGGACGTATGGAAAGCTATGCTTGATCTTCAGTCAGAACGTGCAAAGAAACCGAAGAAAAGGAAGTCAAAATGAAGCGATCCGATCTGCATAAGACCAACCCGAAAGGAGGACGTACATCATGAAAACCGCACAGGAACTATTCGACTTTTGCGTACGCGGAGTCGCCAAACAGGGGAAGCCGTCCATAGTTCGTTCCCCTCGCCTTCTTCCCAATGGAACCATGATCATGGATACAATGGGCATTTATCACAGGTCCGATGGCCTAAAGTGCATCATCGGATTTCTGATTCCAGACGATCACTACGTCTGTGATATCGAGACTCAAGGACTCCCGAATTCGTCAGTCATATCATGCCTGGAAAAGGACGCGCTGGAACATCTTCATTTGTGTGAACTCATGCAGACCTCGCACGATCATGCATGTTTATATACTGATGAAGACCGCTGGTCTGCGCCATGGGAGGACAACGGCATCGCTAAGGAACTCGATTTCGTGGCGGCAACGTTCAATCTCAATAATTCCGTCTTGACTGAGTGCTGGCCGAAAGTGCTGGAAAAAGTCCTCGAAACAGCATGAGTTTCGACTGGCCTAGATTCCTGTCCAAACGCGGCATTGCCTTCCGAACTTCGGGGGGCAATGTCGCCAAAGACAATATAGTCATTCACTGCCCCTACTGCGGATCAGCGGACGAGGGTCAGCATATGGAAATCAGCACCACCGGACGAGGCTGGCGATGCTTCCGGCGTCCTCGACAGCATTATGGGCGCAACCCCATCCGTCTGGTTCAAGCTATTCTGGGCTGTTCCTACGAAGCGGCAGCGGCCATTACAGGGCAGACGGTCAACATTCCGAACAATATCGTCTCGACAGTGAACGCCCTGATCAATCCACCGAAGCCTATCATGCCAAAGCCACTAAAGATGCCGACCGAGTTCAAGCCCTTCGAAGGCAAGCCATCGTCTAGGCTGTTTGTGAAATATCTTCTAGGAAGACATTTCACAGAAAGTCAGATCAACCACATCACAGACGATTTTGGAATCCGATACTGCACAAGCGGCCCTTATAAAGGCCGGATCATCTTCCCGGTTTACCACCGGAAAAAACTCATGACATGGACCGGACGTACGGTTTATCCTTCTGAACAAATTCGTTACAAGACTTTAAGTAGAGACACCGACAAAGCTGAACGTGATAACATGCCGCCGGCTTGCGGTCCGATCACGGACTATCTGCTTTGGCATGACGACTTGCAGCATTCCAACAGCAGCACATTGGTTCTCACTGAGGGGCCTTTCGATTCCTTGAAGTTACGCGTGCTCGGAAAAAAGCTTGGGATCGATTCTACATGCTGCTTTACAAGTCATCCGTCCAAATCGCAGATCGCATTGTTGGGCAACTTGGCAGACAAATACCGTTACCGTTACATTCTGCTGGACCAGGACATGTTGGGAAGCGCAATCAGTGCAGCACGCGAAATGGCTGCGCTAGGCTTCAAAGTCAAGCAACTTCCAGACGGGGTGAAAGATCCCGGAGAACTGAATGATAATTCATTCTATAAACTATTTTGCAGTTTACAACATAAACGAACTGTGCCATGAATCAGATTCATCCGGTTTTGCCGCCAACCGGGAGGGGACGAATCATGGAACGCGAACGCTTGCGTTGGCCTATCGATCAGCCAGCCATCAAGTGGATATACAAGACCGCCAACAAAAATCTTTGGCGCGTCGGGACTGCTTCCTATGAAATCGACGATCTGATCCAGGACGGCTTCATGTGCTGGACCATAGTCAGCAAAAGATACGGGCATGTCTCAGATCGGCCTCATATCATGAGTCTATTTCAGAGAACATTCCTGAATCACATCCACATGCTGGCGAACAAACGCAGCCAAGAACTAGACCTGAACCAACCGATCGACATCGTGTCGGAATATACGATTACCAATAGTCTAAAAGAACAGGAACAGGCGACGTTTCAAGTTCTTTGCAATCAGGCGCCATACCCAGTCAAGAAAATCCTAGGGGTGTTCGCCTCCGATGACGGACTTAGAAAACTAAGATCGCAGCCGCGCGCCAAACCAGGAGAGACAAAAGCGCCACCAAAGGAGACGCTATCCGAAGCGCTTTGCCGCGCTAGCAAAATGAAACGCAGAAGTCTTTACCTCAAAATGCTGAAGGAGCACTTCTCATGATGAACTACCGCTATGAATGCTATCTTTTTGGAGAGGACCAGTTAAATCACCGTAGGCTGCCGCCAAGAACATTGTGCCGAACTTGGATTGGAGTTCTTTTTTGGAAAGTCTGCAATATTTTAGTCATAGCAGAACGGCGTGTCATCGACATGAAGACTGGTATGCATTATGTCTCCTGGTAAGCCATGTTATTAACTTGACGTTGCTGCCGTCATATGTTTGGTAGTGAAATAACCAAAGTTCGAAAGTGACTTGACAACCAGCAAGGAGAAAGACCATATGTCAAAAATCGAAGCCAAGATTATCGCCGTCACTGGAACCAAGCGCAAGAAGGGCGAAGAGGACAGCGATTTCCGTCGCCGATTAGTCCTTACCGTCATGCGACGTGCCGACGATTCCAAAGAAGGCCAAAAACTTTGGGACGATCTGACTGACGACGAGATAGGGGACACGGCACAGACATGGTGCAACGCCGGCATTCGTGCCGTCAATCAGGCGAGGGAAGACGGCAAGAAACCCGGCGAGAAGTACAACGAATCGTCAGTGGAAATCGATGAATTCCCCGACGCCGAAGAAATCAAAGACGAAGACAACGAGGAGAACCAAGAAATGTCTGATACCGATACCGACACCAAGAAGACCCGCAAATCCGTCAAGGACAAGCCGGCAAAAACCGCAAAGCCGGCCAAGAAGGCCGCCGCCGAAAAGGAGAAGCCGGCCAAGAAGGAAGCCAAAAAGGGCAACGGCGCCATCACTAAGTCAGAACGGGCGCCGCGCAAGCCTTCCGGCGGTTCCGGCGGCTACTCCGTGATCCGTAGGGCAATCGTAAAAAACCCGCAGATCACGACTGAGGAACTCTGCACCCTTCTCGAAAAGAAGGACATGAAGATCTCTTCGCTCGCCGTCTCGACGATCCGCAGCGCGAGCTTGCAGTTCTTGGCGATCCTCAAAGAGGAAGGCTGCTTGAAGAACGTCAGCCTGTAAAGGGTGTCCTCCGAATTACAAGAAAAAGAACAAGGAAAAATTCCTTGTTCTTTTTTAGTAGGTGATCCATGCCGCCATTCGAACGATTGTCCAAATCGTTATGCATGACCAGCACTAAGCCGGCCGAGGCTTGGCAGATCATAAGGGATTACCACTATTCCAAACGCATGCCTTCATTGAATAGATTCTGTTATGTCGTCAGAAAATCAGGCGGATTTTTCGGTTGGGAAGGAGACATCATTGCAGCATTAGTTGTAGGAGTTCCAAAAGCACGATGGAAAGAGCAAGATTTTCTGGAACTTACACGTCTAGTGCGGGAACCGCGGTTTGATTTCCAATTGACGCGGCTGATTGCGTTCGCCTGTAACGATTTGAAAAAGAAAGATCAGCATCTTGTGATAAGTTATGCTGACAAAGTACAAAAACATCACGGCGGCATTTACCAAGCTGCCGGATGGAACTATCACGGCGAACGATCCCCACTCGTCGACGGATTTTTCATAAACGATAAGTACTATCCTACACGTACCTGTTATGATTTATGGAAGACATGTAGTTTCAGTGAGTTGACTTCTAAATTGCCTGACTATAAAATCATCCCGCATATGGATGAAGGGAAGCATCTCTATTGGCGCGCATTGACGCGCTTCGGAAAAACAAAGGCAAAACGACTAGGCTTGAAGTCGAATCCGTATCCCAAACCTGCGGTCCGTCCATTGGACGAACAGCCGCCCCGGCTGTCGGAGCGTGGCGCAACCCCACGGGACCGCTCCAAAATCAAAGCAATAGTAAAACCGAACGCATTCGACGAAACATGGGGATGATGATGAAACTATCAACAGCGCACAAGCAAATGATCAAAGACGGATGCCCTCGATTCCTTCTCCGGGCCGGCGGCATGGCTGCATGCGAAGAAACGTTCGCACGGCTTCGAATCCAAGCCGCACGTGAACCTACGATGCGGAGGATTACCCACCCCAAGGATATTCCCCAAGGCGCGCCAGCAGCCGCCCCAGACGTGCCCATGGCGCCAAAAAAGCCAAACAAACGGGAATTGGTGACACAGATGCTTATCCGCAAGGAAGGCTGCACACGCGATGAAGCCGTCAAAGCCACCGGATACGCCAAAATTCATGTCCCGACTTGGGCAAAGGCGGCAGGAATCAAGATCACGATCAAAGTCGAGAATGGAGTCACCTTGTATTTCGGGAGGAGTGCATAAGATGGATCGGGAGGAGTTATTAAGCAAATTGTCGGCTATAAAACCCGCGTTAGCCGAGACTGATCAAGTTCCTATTTTATGCGCCTACTGGTTCTATGGCATGTCGGTGCTGGCATTCAACTCGCGAATTGGCATGAGCAAGCCATGCAAGACCGAATTTACCGGAGCGGTTCCAGGCACTACGATGCTTTCCCTTTTGGCGTCGTCCGGAACCAAAGAAGTCAAGATTGATCCAAACAGCGGCAATAGCAGTATCGTCATGAAACTGGGCGGCGCCAAGATCACGCTTGCCATGCTTCCAATCACTGATGAACCATTCAAAATGCCGAAGCCGGATTCCAAGTTATCACTCAAGGTGGATATGGAAGATTTCCTGGACGGCGTTGATAGTTGCATGAAATCGATCACTGATGATGCAGTTGACAATGCAGGCATGTTTCTAGTTCCCGAGGATAACGGGCTTACGCTTTACACGTCCGATCGCAGATCTGTATCGTATGCTCAGATTTCTCAGAATCCAGGACTGAAAAAACGCGCTATTCTGTCTACTGATTTCTGCAAGCAGATGTTGGCGCTTTCGAAGGAGGACTCGCCATCACTGGAAATCCATGATACGCACGCGCTGTTCACGACCAAGGAAAGCAGCTTGTGGGGGAAGCTCCTCAATCCCGAACAGGAAGTCGACTTTTCCGGAATTCGCGCAAAGTTCTTTCCGAAAGAAACTCAAAAATCACTGATCGAGATCCCACCTTCACTGAAGTACGCCTTGGAACGCGCTATGGTCATCCTATCCGATAAGTCATCAACCGGATTGTCAGAAGTATCGATCGAACGCGGCGTTCTCACCATGCTGACGGAATCAGCTCTCGGGAAAGTCAACGACGTGATCAAGCTGGACAACGACGACCTGAAAGTCCGTATCGATCCGAAAGCAGTCCATGGTGGTTGCGAAGCTTTCGATCATATGGCAATGACGAAGCGCGCCGTCATCATGACGCGGAAAAAGAAGGACGCCAAGACCTTCGATCGCGTCTACATGGTGGCGAACAAATCAGCTTGAACTTTGGAGGGGGCAAATGACTGAAGTAGAACTTGCCGACAAGATTGCTAATGGTATTCACAGTGATCTGAAAGCAGGACGCATACAGAAAGCCGACATCGATACGGTTCGGCATGCCGTCTATGCCGAACTGGATCGGCAAATCCGAGATTTGACGCTGCGTGCATACGACACCGAGGAACTAATCAATCTCACGCTCCGTAAATTCGTTTGCAAGTGTGTATAAATATGGAATGTCGAAGATGACTAAAGAGTTCTACTTTGGTCTAGGAGATCCGAAAGCAAAAAAGAAACCATCGAAGGAAGTCGATATAGAACTTCTGCACCAGCACCAATGCAAACTATGTCCTCTCGACAAAATCCAGGGCAACAAACACTCGCACATGAAGCCGTCCGGAAGCCGTGATCCGGTAGTTTATATAATCGGAGAAGCGCCTGGACTTAAAGAAGATTTACGAGGAGTGCCATTTGTTGGACCAGCAGGACAACTACTGAGAAGAAGCATCCCAAATTCGTGGATCGATCATGTTAGGTTCAATAATGTGTGCCGTACAAGGCCGCAGAACAATCGAGAACCGACCTGGACAGAGATGGAAGCCTGTAGGCCGTCCATCGTGCAGGACGTGCTGGAAACCTCTCCACGGTGCATATTTGGCATGGGAAATATTCCCCTTTGGTGGTCCGGGATCGCCAAGGAACCGATCGGCATAAAACTATGGAATGGTCGTCGTATTCCGATTCTAGTCGGAGGAAAGCCGTTCTGGTTCTTCCCCATGCTGCATCCGTCGTTCCTTCTGCATCGATCCAGCGAAAGCAGCAGCAGCGACGAAGACACTATTGATTACACATTGACTTTCGAAATCAACATGAGGAACGCGCTGGAGCTGGTAGAAAATCTTCCTGATCCAGTCGTCCATACCGGCAATGACGCCGAACGCGACATTGAAATCATCGATGGCAGTTCCAACGAACATCTCGATCAAGTCATAGCATTTCTGAAATCTCTTTATGACGAAAAAGTCGTCGGTCTGGACTACGAGACCAAGAAAATCAGGCCGTATGCCAAAGACGCCAAAATACTGACTGTCGCGCTGTCCTCAAAAAATCGGACAGTGGCATTTCCATTCGATCATCCGGAAAGCAAGTTTTCGCACTGTCAAACCGAAAAGCTGAAAAAAGCATTCGAAGATTTCCTGTACGAAGCGCCATGCAAGAAAGCAGTCCATAATCTTAGTTTCGAGATGGAATGGTCCGCTTTCCATTTCGGAGAAAATTGCCTGCGTGCGCAGCCATGGGAAGATACGATGTCTCAGTCGTATATTCTCGACGAACGTCCTGGAACTCACAGCCTCAATTTTGTCGTGCTTCAGTACTTTGGGTTTCATCTAAAACAACTATCCGATCTTGACAAGAGCCGGCTAGACGACGAATCGCTTGGCAGCGTGCTTACTTACAATTCCATGGATGCCCGTTACCATCGTTTGGTTTACTTCGAACAGGAAAAGGAACTGAAACGTACCGGAATGGAGGAAGTCTATCGAAGCCAATTGAGAAGAATCCCGACGCTAGTGTTGACGCAGATCAAAGGAATCCCTGTAGACCAACCCACCGTCAATTCATTCTACGATCAGTATACCAAGGAACTAAAAAACATCGAAGCCGACATTGCCGACGAACCGGATATTGAGCGCTTCTATCGCAAGTTTAATTACGAATTCAGGCCTTCCGCACCAAAGGACATTCTGGCGTTTTTCCGAGAGATAATCAAAATACAATTGGACGACACGCAGGAAAACACACTAAAGGAAATCGATCATCCTATTTCCGAACTTGTTCTCAAATGGCGCGAGATCAACAAGCTGCTTTCCACCTATGTGAAACCTCTGCGTGAAGGCGATGAAGAAAGCCAAATACATCCGGACGGATTAGCGCATCCTTTGTTGAAAACAACAGTTACACGAACATGGCGCACATCGTCAGCCGACTTTAACTCACAAAATTTCAGCAAGCACGAACACAAAGAAGTCCGCTCCCAAGTCAAAGCGCCCGAAGGATGCAAGATCGTCGCTTTCGACTTTGCTGGTATTCAAGCGCGCAACGTCGCGATGGAATCGAAAGATGAGTTTCTAGTTGAAGCATTCTGGAACGGATACGACATTCATAGTGATTGGGCCAGGGAAACAGGCAATCTTTATCACGATTGGGACCACGAAGGGGAGTTGTACTTAGATTTGCTTGATCGCATCGAATCCAATCCAGACGATGCCGAAGCCAAAACTGGATTGAAGCAGTACCGGCAACTATCAAAAAACAAGTTCGTCTTCCCGTCGTTCTTCGGGGCACAACCACCATCAATAAGCATCAATCTCGGTGTCCCGGTCGAAAAAGTCGAAAGGCTACAGTCAAAGTTCTGGAAAAAGTTCCCGCATATATACAAGTGGCATGAACGCGTCAAGGCAGACTATAAAGATAACGGATACGTTACCGGATTGAGTGGTTTTCGCAGGCACGCGCCAATCTCGGTTAACCAAATCATAAATTCACCTATCCAGGCCGATGAAGCATTCATCGTTTGCGAAGCTATGTCTAGACTATCCGAAATGGAGGAAGATCGATTCCAGCCCAATATGGAAATCCATGACGATCTCACGTTCATTTGGCCAACAAAGAATATCGACAAGAACGCCGAAGTCGTCGCTAAAGAGATGACTCGAATTGCATTTCCGTGGATGGGAATAGTACCAATCGAGATTGAGATGAGTGTTGGAAATGACTGGGCATCGCTTAAGGAAGTCGCAAAATTCAACTCAACTCAAACATGGGGACACAAACATGACAGAAATTAAATGCAAATTTTGCGGTAACACCAAACTCTCGATTCCAGGACGTTCAATTGAATGCTACACAGAAAGAACAAAATACAAAGGAGTACTTCCGTGATAACCGCAAAGATCATCGCAGACAGCATAGGTGAATATTCTCCAAGACTTACAACTCTGCAACTGCGCTATCCTCGTTTTATCCACTCAGAATTCATGACCCATCGGGTACTTTCACGCAATTCATCATCCTCACGAGCTATCCCGGTAGATCGATTGATCGCAGATGTTGAAAATGACATGGTAACTCCGATAGTATGGTATAAAAACAAGCCTGGAATGCAAGGAACAGATTTTGTTTCGGATGATGATCGTGAAAAACTAAATGAAGTATGGAAAAATGCATGTACAACAGCAATAGGACATGCACGCCAGTTAATTAGAATAGGAGCCCATAAACAACACATTAATCGCATCATCGAACCCTGGTGCCATATTAATACTATAGTTACGGCAACTGAATGGTCCAACTTTTTTGCATTGCGTTGTCACCCAGACGCGCAACCTGAAATGTGTAAACTAGCTGGCGCAATATTTCGTGCAATGGCCAATTCCGTTCCTCGTCTACTATATCACGGTGACTGGCATCTTCCTTTTCTGCAAAATATAGTCGCCGGACCGCTGGAACATGACGCTCCGGAAATAAAAGTATCTGTCGCTCGTTGCGCCCGAGTTTCGTATCTGACCCAAGAAGGCAAACCACCAAAAATAGAAGATGACTTGGCGCTATATGATCGCCTTGTTGGGTCGATTCCACTTCACGCTTCTCCTACCGAACATCAAGCCACTCCAGATATTTGGACTAAAAGTCCAAGTGGAGACATAGGATGGTTTGAACATCCTGAACTACATGGGAACTTATCCGGTTATATACAATTCAGAAAGACGTTGCCGGGGGAATCCCAATGACAGATATACTAAATAATGCTTACCGCCCAACGAAATGGGAGGATGTGCTTGGACAGGACGCTATAGTCAAATCCATACGGAAAGTACTAAAAAACAAACTATCAAGAGCATTTTTGCTGACTGGGCCATCAGGGACAGGAAAGACTACGATAGCGCGCATTGCCGCAGCAGAATGTGGATGTGAAAAACAGAACATCATCGAAATCGCAGCCGCCATCTATACCGGCGTCGATGCCATGCGCCAAGTCGTCATAGATTCCAGCTACGGCGGATTTGGCGCAACCGAAAACAAGGCGATCATAGTTGACGAGTGCTTCATTCATGGGACCATGGTCGACACACCTAATGGGCCAATCCCAATTGAAAACTTACACACAGGAGACAAAGTTATCGGAGCACTCGGAATAGATACTATAAAACGAACTATTAAAAAGCATGTCTCGTTAGCAAGGATTATCCAATTGCGTTTGGAAAACGGGCGTGATATATGGTGCTCCAAGGAACATCCATTTTTGACTGATAATGGATGGTGTGCTGCGGAGCATTTAGATGCCAAAAGGATATCCACGATTCAAAGTCACATATCATCACAAATGCTACATATGTGGGATTCCATTCACGAGCGACGCCATCGGGTCTCGTTACTGCAAAAATTGCTGCAAAAAATTCCTAGTACGAAAATGCATATGCTGTGGAAAAGAATTTCCTATAAAGTCTTTCGGTACACCAATAATAACTTGCTCCAGAATTTGCGGCAACAAAGTAGGGGCAAACAAACGGCGTGGGCCACGGCCGGAATATTGGAAGAATGCAGTCAAAGAAGGCCAAATGAAAAGCAGGAGAGAGAAACCGGAACTTTGGAAAAAGTTAGCACAACAATTTTCAAGACGAATGACTTTACGCAACCCAATGCAGATGAAAGCTGCAAAAGAAAAGATGATTGCTACCAAGGAGCGCAATGGAACCTTGCACAAATGGCATGGGACCAGAGGAGGGAATGGAACTGGGCCGACAAAAGCGCAAGCTTTGCTTCACTCATTAATTGGCGGGCGGATGGAATATCCCATCTCACCTGGGAAACCACGAAAGCCTGGATGGCCATCTTGCTACAAAGTCGATATTGGATTTCCAGGGCACAAACTGGCGATCGAAATAGATGGGCAGGGGCACACAGGAATGAGAAAGAAAAAAGACGAACTGAAGGAAGATCGTTTGAGAAAATTAGGGTGGAAAACAATCCGTTTTTCAAACGAACAGATAATGGACAAACCGAACACGGCCGCAAACTATGTAATGAGACTATTGAGTGCTATGACTTAGAAATAGAAAATCATCCGTCGTATTCAGTAGAAGGATTGATAGTCCATAATTGTGCTCGTTTGTCAAAAAATGCTTGGGATAGCATCCTGAAAGCTGTAGAAGAGCCGCCTCCACACGTCTATTGGTTCTTTTGCACCACCGAAATCGACAAGGTGCCGAAGACGATCCGGACGCGTTGCGCGTCTTTCACATTGAAACCAGTTCCCGACGATGATATTCGCGAAATACTCTATGATGTAGCCGACAAGGAAGATTTCCCAGTCAGCGATAGCGTCATTGACATGATCGTGCGGGAATCTCACGGTTCTCCTCGGCAGGCGTTAGTCTATCTCGCTGTCTGTTCCGACGTAAAGGATCGATCTGAAGCCGCCAAGCTCATGCAATCAGCGATCGATTCCGAACCTGTAATTGAGCTATGCCGATTTCTTACCAAACCCGGATCTTGGCTTAAAGCCATGAAAATAGTTGAACGACTTGAGGATGAAAATCCGGAGAGTGTCAGGATTATAGTATGTAACTACATGACCAAGGTGGCGATGAACGCAAAAAGCAACGACGCCGCCTGCGCCACGCTGAATATCCTCGATGCATTCTCGATTCCATTCAACCAAAGCGATGGAATGGCGCCATTATTGACTGCGCTTGGTAAAGTAATGTTCACTCAGCAATGATGTTCTATATGATGATTCCGAGGAGAACAAAATGCCCCCACGGAAAGCGCCACAACTACAAAATCCGATAGGCAAGTTCAACGAAACTATTGCCGAGTTCGTCGAACGTCTGGAAGCCGCTTTGAAATTTGATAAGAACTGCCTAGACGACGCATTGGAGGAACAAGCCGGAATCTTCCATGAAATCGCTGATGAACTTGCAATTCAGATTTCACGACGCGATCAGGCCAAGAAACACGTAACGGATCTCGAATCCGATATGGTTGTGAAAATCAAGACGTTTGCACGCGAGAAAGACCTTAAAATCACCGACAAGGAAGTCGAAGCACAAACGCAACTCGACGAAGATGTCATCAAGGCCAGCAAGGCGCTGGCAGAACTAAACTTGATAGTCGGCAGATTATCCGCACTCAAGGAGTCATACGTCCAACGTTCATATGCTTTGAAAGACCTGTCGGCGCTAGAAATTCATAATTATAGTGTTCAAGCACTTGAGGAAACACACGCCAAAGCACTCGACGAAGCGCGTTACCAGCGCGTCAAAAACAACGACAAAAAGTTCCGTGAGGAGCGGCGCAAATGATCGACGTAATTGCATTCATATCACTTACGATATTGCCATTGTCCTATTTTATAAGTCACGTTGCATCGCACGCATATTTCCAGCAAAAGTTACTATACCACCGCAAGCTGATCGCCATGCTAGAGAAAGGTTCTGAAAATGGCACAAAGTAATCGTGGTTCATCTTCCAAAGGACGCACCATCACAAAATTCGTCAACCGGCCTCCGAATCCAGATACGGTAAAGAGGCGTGCCGAGAACCGTGGCGGCAGGTTCGATTCTATATTCAAGGACGGCTTCGACGCATTCCGGCCGAAAGACGGAGAAAATGCCATTCGCTTTTTGCCCCCGACATGGGAAGGCGACGAAGGAATGGACTACGCATACGAAATCTGGGTTCACGCGTTTGTCGGTCCGGACGACAGCACTTATCTGTGCCCCTGGAAGATGCAGAATAAACCTTGCCCCCTATGCGACTCCGCTAGGGATTCCAAGAAAGCCGGCGAGGAGGACGAATACAAAAAGTTGGAGGTCAAGCAGCAATTCGTCGCTTGGGTGATCGATCGCAATGGCGACGAAGACACGCCGCTTCTCTACCAAATGTCGCGGAATATCGACAAGGACATTTCCGGCATTCGCGAAAACAAGCGTGGCGGAGGTTATCTGTGGGTCAGCCACACCGAAGAGGGATACGATTTGTACTTCAAGCGAACCGGAGCGGGACTCAAGACACGTTATAGCGCTTGGAGTTTCGACCGGGACCCCTCGCCAATTTCCGACGATCGCAAAACTCAAGAAGGCGTCCTGGAATACATTCAGGATCATCCAATTCCTGATGTTCTGAAATTCTACGACGCAGACCATCTCGAAAAGATAGCCTCCGGAACCGTAGTTGAAAAGGACGAAGACGACAATAACGACGAAAGAGACGACCGTGACGAACGGGATGACAAAGACGATCGTGGCGGAAGAGGCCAGCGCGAACGTGATCGTGATGACGACGATCGCAGTTCAAGACGGCGGTCCGAACGGGAAGACAACGAAGAACAAGAGGCACGATCGGAACGCGGAGGAAGATCCAGCCGTTCCGTGCCCCGTGAACGCGTAAAACCGGCCCCAGAAGAGCCTAGCGAAGAAAGCGGGGAGGATGAAGGCGGCGAAGATGAAGGCGATCGTAGGCCGTCCGGACGCGGCCGGGACCGTGGTTCCAGCAGGGACCGTGGCGATGATCGTGGGCGAGGCCGGAGCCGTGACGATGACGGCAATAATGACGAAGATAACCGACCCGACAATGAGGAAGACAATCCGCTTCCCGATGAGGAAGAAGGCCGGGATCGCCGCCGCAGCGGAAGGGACCGCGATCGTGGCGAACGTCCTAGGAGGAGTTGATGTCTCAATCCAGAACCAGTGATGGTTTCGAGTTTGATTGTAACTTATTGTTCGGCGGTGTTCTCACCGCCGACACTTGCTATCGGCTTGCTTTGTCTTTGAAAGAGCATCCATGACCAAGATGTTGAATCCATATGAACTGCCAGAATGCATGATAGGACCGTCCGAACCGTGCGACGCATTTACTATTTTGCAAGAAAAACTCGCCGAAGCGGAGCGGGAGAAGGATCGAGCTATTAAATATGCGAAGGATATGAACGGAGGTTGGCGTGCTACAAACTTTGCAAATCACGACTTGAAGGCCGAACTCGCCACCGCACGGGAAGAAATCAGACAATTACGGCGCGCCTTGTTCAATTATAATCCTGACCACGCACTTCTTATTGAGCGCCAACCGGAACAACAAGATGAAACGTGAGAAAGTCATAGAATCCGGAGGAAGTTACTTCACGAGTCATAAGCGAAACGTGAAGTATATTCCATCCGGATCTAGGCTTCTCGACTTGGCGCTTGGCGGCGGCTGGGCCGAATCCAGGATCATCAACATAGTCGGGAACCGTTCAAGCGGAAAAACACTTCTGGCGATAGAAGCATGTACTAACTTTGCGATAAAATACCCAAAAGGAAAAATCAGATACCGCGAATGTGAATCTGCATTCGATCCTGACTATGCCGCCGCAATCGGCACCCCAATAGATCGCATCGACTTCAATGTCAATCTGGAAACCGTCGAAGACCTCTACAACGATCTAGGGTCAGTCATAAAAAATTCCAAGTCAGAAGAACTCTACATTGTAGACAGCCTGGACGCGCTGTCCGACGAAGCCGAACTGGAACGCGAATTCACCGAAGGTTCGTATGGCACTGGCAAAGCCAAAAACATGTCGAAGATGTTCCGGATGCTGACCAGCAAAATGTCGGAAAGCAAGGTCACGCTGATCATCATTTCACAAGTCAGGGACAAAATCGGATTTACCGGAAAAGGCAAGAAAACGACGCGATCAGGCGGCCGTGCCCTCGATTTCTACGCATCGCAAGTCGTAATGCTTTCCGAGCTAGGCAAACTGTATAAAACTTATGTAGGCCTGAAGCGTCCGACATGTTTAATCATCAAGGCCATGGTAGAGAAGAACAAAGTAGGAATGCCGTTCAGAGACGCCGAGTTCGAAATCAGGTTCGGATACGGAGTCGATGATGTTCAGTCATGCCTGAAATGGATGGAAACTATAAAGCACCTTAAGGATCTGGAAATAACCAAGATCGGGGATTACTTGAACGGCCTAGATCACATGCCTGACAACGAGTACCGCGCCGCCGTCTCGGATATCCACGCGGCTGTCACCAAGCGTTGGAACGAGATTGAGGAACACTTCCTCCCGACAAGACGAAAGTATTGAACATGCCGATACAAATGACACAGTTTGATAATCTTCCAAAAATCAAACGAAAACGCAAAGCAGGATCAGGAAAGCGGAAGGGTTCTCAGTTTGAAAGGGATTGCTGTAAAAAATTAAGTATTTGGATCACTGATGGTAAACGAGAAGATGCGCTATGGAGAAGCGCAATGAGTGGAGGGCGTGCAACTATTGCAAAAAAAGCAGGGCGAGACATACGCCAAGCAGGGGACATAACTTCAGTCAGTCCTGAAGGTCATGCATTAAGCAATCACTATTACATAGAATGCAAGTTCTATAAAAATCTCGATATCGACAATTTCTTATTGGATGTGAGGGGCAAACTCGCAAAGTTTTGGCTTGAAACAATCAAGCAAGCAAAAATATATCATCGTCAACCGATACTTATCGCCAAAGAGAACGGGCGAGCTTCGATTGTGATTTTTAGGGAGCATCCAGGATTCAGTCTCGAAAACAGAATTTCCATCCATCGGATGAACTCGATCTCATGTCAAGCTGCTTATTTGGATGATGCGCTGAAAGGCAGGTTCAAAAATGTCTAACGTTGATTTGTCCGATCTCACAAGGAGCTGAAATCATGACATCGGTGCTAATCGCGTCAGATTTGCATCTCAATGATCTACCGCGAGATAGTTACAGACACAAGTTCATGGAGTGGCTGATTGACCAATGCGTAAAACGAAACATCTACAAAACTATTATACTTGGGGACATCTGCGAGGAGAAGGATCATCACGGAGCCGAAATAGTCAACCAAGTCGTCGATTATATAGATAAACTAAGTCAGTATTCAGATGTGTTGATCCTGAGAGGGAATCACGACTACATTTCGGAGGATATCCCGTTCTTTAAGTTCACCGAACATCTCAAGAATGTTTTATGGATAAATCGGCCGGAATCGATCAAACTGACTTGCGGACAATCGCTATTCCTTCCTCACACCAACAACTACAAAAAAGCAAATTGGCCACTGAAAGATAAGTATGACTTCATATTTGCGCACCAAACTTTTCAAGGTGCGGATGTAGGCGCACGTAAGCTGGACGGCATTCCGCTTTCGATCTTCCGCAACGATGCACGAATCATCTCGGGGGACATCCATGTTCCGCAAACGATCGGAAATCTGACTTATGTTGGCGCACCTTACACAGTTGATTTTGGTGATTCCTACCAAGGCCGTGTCCTGTTGATCGACGGTGATAAAGTTAAGTCAATTCCGTATGACGGTCCGCAGAAGCGCTTGATTGAAGTCAAGTCGTTCAGCGACATCAAAAGCCTTGGAAAAACCGGCGCGCGGAAAGGCGATATCCTTAAGTTTCGGATCAACGTAAAGCAGTCCCAATATGATGAATGGGACGCGATCAAGACCGATATTCGCCGTTGGGGAGACGACAATGGATACAACATCGAAATCGTGCAGCCGGCCGTCCAGATGTTTCCTAAGACACAGATCAAGCAATCCTACGCCAAAGACGACAAGGCGCTTATGGAGGCTTTTGTGAAGCGTGTAGACGCATCCAAAGAGACGTTGAACACCGGAATGGAGATGTTGAAATGATCAGAAAATTGCTATGTTTTTTTGGCTGGCATCAAACATGGCCTTGGTGCTTAGAATGGAGGCCAAGACCGGCGGGATCGCCTCCACTTGAAGGTCTCCACCCCAATGAGGACTTATTTGCAATATGCCCAAGTTGTAGCGTTACACTATTTCAATGCTCTAATGATCTTCATATCTAGGAAATTGAATTGTGAAACTGCTGTTCCAATACATTTGGATCACGAACTTCTTGTCCTATCGCGGGGACCACGAGTTCAATTTTGACGATTTCCAAATAGGAATGCATTTCATTCGTGGCCGCAACGAGACCAACAAGCGTCTGGATTCCAATGATGCAGGAAAAAGTTCCCTACTAGGCGCGTTGTCATGGGCTTTGTACGGCAAGACACCGGCAGGGCAGAAAAACCAGGAAGTCAAGCCATGGTCCGGAGAAACCAACACTTCAGTCGTAGTCGGAATCAAAATCGACGATAAGAAGCATAAGATTGAACGATCGATCGGACCTAATGCACTAAAAATAGACGAAAAAACTTGCAATCAGGAAGCAATCGACAACCTACTGCGGTTGAACTATGAAGTCTTTCTTCATACCGTTTTGCTGGGCCAGGGCAAGCCGTTGTTCTTCGATCTGGAACCGAAAGCCAAGATGGATCTGTTCGGCACGGTTCTTGACTTAGATAGATGGGATCGGAGATCGAAACTTGCCTCGGAAAAGACCGCAGAACTGGAGAACGAACATATTACTTTGTCCAGCGATTTGCGAAGCACGAACATGTCGCTGGATGGAGTAGTCAAAAATTTCGACGCCGTATCGGAAAAATCCAAGTCATGGTCCTCCGATCAGCAGAATAAAATAGATGATGCAAAATCCAGTCTGGAAAAGTCCAGGAAGGAATACGAACGCGTTCGGAAAATACGCGAAGACGCAGACCTAAAATACGACGGCGCAGAAGTTGAACTAAAAGCCTTACGGGATGAAGCCGAAAAGCTTTCCATAGAAGTTCTGGAATTGACGAAAAAGGCCGATCTCGTCGGATACGAGGTGCTGAAACGCGATCATGATCGGCTGACTGATGATTTACGCAAATTTGGAAAAGGCAACGACTGCCCGACTTGCGGACAGCCGATCAAAGGCACCAATTTTCATAAGCACAAAGCAAAACTATTGAATCAGATCGCGGATCTGTCCGACAAGATGGCGCCAATCAAGAAACAGATCGATCAAACGCAAGCCAAAGTCAATGCAAAAGCAGAATTGCTGATAAAGCAACGCGAACATATGAAAAAGTTTGAAAAGAAATCGGAGGAAGCCGAGCACACGTCACGAATCGCCAAGACCGACGAAGCGCGATTAGAAGCATCAATTGGTTCTCTGAAAGCATTGCTGAAATCGCTGGACGATGAAACTAATCCGTACCGAGAACAAATAAGTCAATTGCGCCGCCAGAAATCTCAGTTGGAAGGCAAGTTGAAGGACATCGACAAGTCCATGTCTTCGATCGAAAACCGGATCGGTCATACCAAATTCTGGGTCAAAGGGTTCAAGGACATCAAGCTCTACATCATCAACGATGTGGTGCATGAACTTGAAATTACAACCAACGCGATGCTGCCTGATGTCGGCTTAGACGGTTGGAAAGTCAAATATGATGTGGAACGCGAGACGAAAAGCGGGAACGTCCAACGTTCGCTGAACGTAGCCATAGCGTCACCAGGAAGCCCCGTGGCCGTGCCTTGGCATTCGTGGGGCGGTGGGGTAGGGCAGCGACTCCGGTTAATCAGCGCCCTCGCTTTGTCGGAGGTTTTGCTAAACCACGCTGGTGTGCAACCTGACCTTGAAATCCTGGATGAACCAACCAGAAGTCTATCTGTTCCAGGTGTCCGAGACCTGTGTGAGTATTTGGCTTGGCGGGCGGATAATCTGGGGAAAGTCGCACTGCTGATCGATCACAAAGCGATTGAATCGTCTCGTTTTTCATCAGTTATAACAATAGTGAAAGACAAAAACGGATCGCATATCGAACTTCCTAGTTGACAATGGACGAATCCATGTTTATGGTCTAAACCATGACATGTAAAGCACCCATAGTTCACAGCAGATTCTCAACTAAAGATGAATGTGAGATTTGTAGATCAGGCTTTCCTTGTACCCAAAGAGACAGCCCAAACTACCGCAGTCGGTGGGATAGACGATATCCACTAATCGGCTGGCCTGCTGACTGGGGCTATAGGATGTTCCCAAATACCCCTATAAAGATATTTTCTCTTCCATCATCATATATAATGTATCCTGGTGATATCGCCGCTCATATTTTACAGTACAAAAACTATGACTCAGGATCACCAATAAATTTCACGAAGGAGCATTTAGCATGGTATTTTAATATCGACTCGGAAACAATTAACAAGTGGAGACATGCCAAAAAAATGCCACCAAGAATAAAAGGACGCAACGCCTATGCTGGGCCTGACATTGCACAATGGTTGTTGGATATACCTAATTATCGAGACCAGAAGACACATAAAACATTTTTTGATTTTCCAAGGTTAGTAGCTACACGCGCATCTTTGCTTTCTACGGCACTTGCCGAAGCCGAGAAAGATTTTGAGAATCTACGATCGGCAATAAAGGAGAACTACCACTATGTTCAAAACAACCGAAGACCTGCGCCGCTCCATGATGCAAGACCTAATGGACTTGCGAGAAGGGAGGATAAATAACGCAGCGGCTCGTGCCCGCGCGCAAGTCTTGCGAACAATCCTTGATACAGTACACATTGAAATCGCGGCAGCGCAATTGGGAAGGGCATTTGATCCGGTTCAGTTAAGTTCTGATGGGGCTTCTTCCAAGTTGAAAATTGCAAAGTAATAATTTGTAGCCATTTTAATACAAAAAGGGCCGGAAACGTCAGTCAAGACGCTTCCGGCCAAGTCAGTAACAAGGAGGAAAACCGCCGGGTTTTTACTTCCAGCGTACCGGCCCAACAACGCTGAGTAGACCCGATTGCTCAGGCCTAGGAAGCCAAAACTATTTTTTCAAAATTATAGATTATCCCGTGATTGACAATCCGAAATGGCATCACTCTCCAGAGAAGCACGGCGCCGTTTCTGTTCAGCATCCCACATTTTCTCGCGCTCCAGTTCTCCGGATTGGCGGATCGCCGTGAAATATGCCTTGGCATTTGCGGCCCAGGATTTCGCGACTTCAGACAACATTTACAACTCGTAAATCGTCAGGAACGTAGTCTGGCCTAACGATCTGGGCTTGCCATGCACAGCGTTTTGAGAAGATGTGCGCTTCCTTCTGCAACTTCCGCGCCCGCCGCGATCGACGATGTTTCCTTCTGGCCGCTGGTGATGTCATTTGCCCACTCCGAGTCTCTCCAGCACCTTCTTGTGCAAGAAATCGTTCATAGCCGGCTCACCGGTTCCAGGCTTTCCGGGATAGCCCAACTCCTTGGCAAGTTTTTCGCGCGCCGGCAGGCTGGAATCCTGGTCGACGAGTTTCATCAAGTCTACGATCGATGTGCGCCAATTCAGGTCAGGATGGTGTGTAGCCTTTTCGTCCAGAAACTTTTCGGCCGGGCTCACGATATGGGGCTGTGTTCCAGAGTGATGTGAGGGAGTGCCAAAGAAGATCGCATCCAATAGGTTCTGCATGGTCATGGTAATTTCTCCTCATTGATCAACGGCTTGGTAGTGCATTGCATCTCTGTATTGAGGAGACCAGTTGCCTCCCCACTTCCATCCCTCTGTCTTGAACGCAACAGTCATAAGGCTGTCTTCCTTGAACTCGGTATTTGCCGCCGTCGCATGCTGTGGATTCTTCGCCGCGTCAAAATCAATTGCCGCAGCATACCAGTGATTTGATCTCGTTCCGGTTCCGGCGATATTCCGCGGAACGAACGAACCATCGAAAACACTGTAGCCATGGGCGTCTAACCATGCTTGGCTTTTGCCTGATTGTTCCCAAATGTAATTCACGATGCGCGTTAGGCTATCAGCGCATTTCTGGTGGATGGGAATTGTGTGTGTCTTCCCGTTCATCAACCATGGGATTTGCACATTAACGATGTTGGCGCGGATCGTCGCTTCGTCATTCCTGTTCCTGATCCCGGTGCTCCGCCCGTCAAGCCCCCATT